ACACACAAGAATATACTTATGACCTGGTTTTGGTTCCTCATGATAATCAACCTCTTCAAATGTTTTTACAGGTTCTACATATGACATATTTTGTAATTTTGTAGGTGATATCAAAGTATTACTAGAGCCAATAAATTGACATTCAAATTCTTGTCTAAATTGGTCTTCTGATGTGTTGGCAATTTGTTCTTCTTTCCAGTTTTCGTCTCTGCCAGGCACATCCCACCAATTAATTTCAATAGGATTAAATTGTGACCTCTTTGCCGTAGCTTCTGTCCACATTTTATAGAAATGGTTCATACCTCTTGGTGTAGATACCACTATCATTTTTGTATCTGAACCAGATGAAATTGTGGGATATACTGAACGGAAAAAATCTTCAGCATCATTTGGTGGTACGAATGCAAACTCATCTAAAAACAGTAATGAAAATGACATACCCCTTGCAGCTGAACCTGATGATGATGTTGCTATTACTTTACTGCCATTTTCTAATGATATTGACCTTTTGTTCCAAGTAATAACACCTTGTTGCAACCAATACGGTAAATTTTCGTATGATAACTGTAATCTACCTAAAATCTCTTGGGCTAATTCTCCTTTGTTAGCAAGTATACCTACAGTTTTACCTGGATTAAAAAGTAAGAACCATAAAATGTATGCTACACTTGTGGTTGACTTACCACACTGTCTAGGCAATTTAGCTATATTGAATCTGTTTTGATGAAAAGAAGATAACATATCTCTTTGAAAGTCATAAAGTGTAAATGGTATTTCACCAAAGTCTACAGACATAATTTTCATGTATGACTCAGCAAAATAAATTGGGTCTTCCATACACTTCTTATATTCTCTTAATTGTTCAGGTGTATAGTCAACATTTTGATATGCTGCTTTGATATTAGGATTACCAACATAATGAGAAGCTTTGATATCGTTCTCAAAGAGTTCTGGTTTTGTATCTCTTGTGGGTGTGTCTTTATATTTTCTACCGACTGCTAAAAATGCTAATAAGTCTTTTTTAGTTTCGAAGTAGTGGTCACCGAACTGTTTCCAGCCATCATGAAGCTTTGAGTCGTACTCCTTATCACTAACATAGTTCATAGGATTACTCTTTACCTAATAGCTCTAACAAATCTTTGGTATTTAGTTTTACATTTAGATTGTTATTCGTCACATTGCTATCTTTTGTCACACCTTTATTAATTTTCTCCACACGAATGTGATGGTCCATTAGTTGGCCTGCAATATTACCTAGCGTTTGTGCCGTATTAGATGCTACTTCAATGGCTCGCGGGTGCTCGGACTCCTGCGCGAGTTGAACAGCACTATCAAGTACATCTTGAAGTCTCTCGCTTGCAGCGTACAGGACTTCCCTGGCATACTCGTAGTCATCTTGACGATGTTGTACTAATTTGGCTACTTGACCTTTGGTATCTTTTACCTCGGTATCTAGTTCAGTTAGTTGCTTTTTTTCATCTCCATTTTTTTCCATACTCTATTTATAGTATAAGTATAATATGAATAAGGACGATTTTGTAATTGAATTACCTGGATTTGAATTTGATAAAGATAGATTGATAGACTTTATGAATTCAGATGTATTAGGTGATTGGAGAGAGCTAAACCATTTTCCTATGAAAGGGCTAAGTAATGAATTTAATCTTGGTGGTACTTTTCTTATGGAAGGTGGTGGTTATATGTTAAAAGAATTAGAGACAAAACATGTTGACCATGTACGTCATATATATGACCAAGTAAATCCAAATATATTATTGTGGGCAAAGATGGCTTTAAAACCAGCAAACTTTTTAAAATATCCACCCTATATGAAATTAGCAAAACATAAAGATAGATTAAGAACAGGTAGTATTCACTTTCCATTAGGACCAGGTGAACCTACTAATTTTTATGATGATGACTATAATTTAATATATCAACATGAACATAATGGTAATCCAGTTATTATGCACACTCACAAATATTTTCATGGTGTGGATAATAAAGATAAAGAAAGATATTGTTTTCAAATCACACTAAAACATGATTGGGAATTATTACATGAATGGAATGCGAATGGAACTCTCTATACAAGTTGAATCAGTAGACCCTACTCAAATGAACTCTATGCAAATGTTAGAGCTGTTTGAATTTTGTGCTGAAGCCTCTCAAGAAGATTTGCCACCAGCAAAAAATATGGAAGTAAAAGATTATGAAAATAAACCAGAAACTTTATTACATAAATTATGGATATCAAAAGAATATGATAGATTGTTTTTAGGTTGGCAAGGAGAAAGATTAGTTGGTATTTCAGCCTGTTATAGGTTAAATAAAAAGGTTATGATATGTGGTTGCCGTTCTTGGACAGTACCAGATATGAGAACTAAATATGTTCATGGTAATCATATATTTCCAGAACAATTTAAGTATGCCAAAAATGAAGGATGTCATGCAGCTTGGTTTACTTTTAATGATTATAATGTATGGCTATACAAATTTTTAAAAAGAATAAGTGAAGGTAAAGCTACAGCATTTGGTATGAAAAATTCAGATACATATAAAGATATGACATTTGTACCTGGTCAGATGTTAATAAAAAATACTACTCAAATGGTTGCTATAAAAAAATTATGATACCCGTATTTGCTCCATTAAAAGAACAATTAGATTTTAGTGAACACAAAATTGTGGAAGAACTATTAGCTACTCATATTGATAAACATAGTGTATTAGCTACAACTACATTTGAAGATGGACAATCTAGATGGAAAGGCGTAATGTCTTTTGAAGATGAAAAATTTGCTAAAACAAAAGACGTAATTCATTATGAAGATTCAAGTGATACACATCGGTCTATAATTAGAGGAATGGACACGTTTTGGATGACTAATCTTACTTATCATGATGACCGTTCAAAATATGAAAGTTGGGATTATCATAGAACAATACCATTGTGGGTAGAACATCAACATCCTTGGAAGTTCAGAGAAGATTTAAACATTCCTTATACTCAAGCTGTAATTCAAATGTTGCCATTTGAATATGTCACAACAGTAAGATGTATTTTACAGCAACCACCATCAATTGGTGTAATACACGCTGATTCTGGTAAGAAAATGAATCAACAATATTATGCTGATGGCAATGGTTCTATAACTTTAAATGTTTTAGCCGGTGGTGCTAATCTTTGGGTTGAAACAGATACTGGTGAAAAAATGATTGATGAATCTAAATGGAAGGTTTGGCATTTTGATGATTCAAATCCGCATTGTACCACAGAGACAAAATCAAGAAGAATACAAATAAGAGTATTTGGAAAATTAAAATCAGACTATACAGAATTGCTAGACTTAGAACACGCCTTATTATAAGTGATTGATTTCTTATAATAAAAAAGTGAAAAAAAACCTTTACAATGACCTTGTTTTATGATAAGATAACATCATAAATTAAACAGGAGCAAACTATATGTCTAACACTATCACTTCAGAATTCGCTTTTCACAACACACACCCAAAAGATTTATTCCCCATATTTGACAATTTCAATATAGTATTTTTTAAATTTTTGGATATTTCGGACCAAGGGGCTTTAGTTTTTCAACTAACTTTTTCATCCAAAATTGACTTTCAAAACTTCAATAATTTCCTCAAAGGGGACAATTCAAATTATTAAACCGGTTTAGCCTTTGGCGAAAACGCTTTAGGATATACAGCAACTCTTGAATTTTTAATTCCAGCACTATTTCTGTTATTTCTAAAACCTGCTACATAAGTAGGTTCATATTCACCACCAGGAATTTGTGGATTAATAATTTTATGATTTGAAACTATTTCGTATGTATCACCTTTTTTCTTTAAAGTCATTGGACCTTGATGAAATTCATCTACATTATATGGTGAAGGTTTTTTACCTGCTTCTGGTCCATACACAGTATTCTTTTTTACAGTTGGGTCTTTTACGGTTCTTTTAAATGCATCTCCACTTCGTAATCCATCAGGTCTTTCATCTTTTACAGCATCTATAAAGTCTTGAGCTTTTTTATTTTTCTTTAATTTTGGGTCTTTTGAAATTCCACCATACTGCATAAAATTTTTTGGTCCAGTTCCGTCTTTATGTGATATAAATCCAACTTGAGTTCTACCGTCTACACCTAAAAGACAAAAGTCTGACTTAGGCACTTTATCACCACGATAAGGTGGTTGTGAAATAATGTCTGATGCTTTTACTATTCTTTTACCAACTTTAATATTTAGATAAGGTGTTCCATCTTTATCCATAGCAGCATGAAACAAATTATGAAATGCAGTTAAAGCCATATTTTCTTTTGCAGTAGATTTGCCCTTGGGAACGCCACCTAAGTCTGGAGATTTGTAAAAGTCTTTCTCTTTACCCATATACATAGGTTCACCTTTGTAAAAGAATTTCACCGCACCTTGGTTTCTGATAGGTTGTTCTAGAGTTTGTTGCATAGATTGTACACCATGCTCTACACCATTTACTTCTATTTTTTTATCTAAAACAATTAGACCTTTTGTAGTTAAAAACTCTTTTCCATCTTTAATTTTTTGAATAATAATAGGTAAACGACCTTTTCTCTTAGAATCAGCTAAGTCTAACCAAGTAAATTCTGGTTTAGAAGCTTCATCTAAAAATTCATTAAATTTTTTGTGTATTTTTGTTTTCATTTTTCCTCAATAACATTATAAATGGTTTTACTGGGTCTACCTCCCACCATTTTTCTCCAGGAAATGCATTACCTGGTCTATGGTGATGGTTGTTATGCCAATTTTCTCCTAATGCTATTGGTAGCATCCAAGGTGTATTTTTGCTATCTTCTCCAGTATCATAAGTTCTATATCCACTCATATGATTCCAATAATTACTCATATTAGTACTAAATACACTCATGAATCCTGGCACAACACCTAAGAATAATAATGCATTAAGTCCGCCAAAAGCGAAAAGCAAAGCATAGTAAGACAGAATAATAAGATGATACCAATCGTGAAAAACAACCTGCACTTTATCTCTAATCATATGACGACCATACATTAAAGCTGCACTTGGTTTGTCTCTAAACAATTTATCATCATAGAACGAAAACAAGATTTTAAATCCATGTTCGTGAGGACTATGTGGATCATAGCCTTTATCTGTATAATGGTGGTGCTGTCTATGCATCATCACCCACGCTAATGGCGAACCGGTATTTGCGAGTATGCCAAGTAAGGAAAAAGCATACTCGACTATCTTATAAGTCTTAAAAGACCTATGAGACAATAGTCTATGATATGTAAAATTAATTCCCAAAGCTATTATTGCAAACCACATAGCAAATGCTGCTACCCACCAACCAGTTGCAACTGGTAAAGTTATGGCATAAATAACTCCGGCTAAAAGAATGAGATGCTGATATGGAAACCATTCAGACCTCGGACGCATATATTGTTTAATTAAGTTTATCATAAATTATTTATTCCGCTATAAATATATTTTTATTATGGGAACAATAATGCGTCAACTTTCTATTGAAGACAAAGACCAAGTCTACGACCTAATGATGCGTAGATATATTCAATTGTCTAAATCACCAGTTCAATCCAGAAGCAATGAAAATGTTCAAGAACAATATGACCTATTCATAGATGAACATATGAATTTTCAATGGACTGATGGCCTCCCTAATGAGGTTAACAAGGGCAGGGCTTTCGGTGTATTCCATGATGAAGAATTAATGGTAATACTCACACAAAAATTCTCAACAACTAGAATGCCATCTTGGTATGTGGGTAATATGATTTCTTGTCCATCACTGAAGAGTTATAAAACTGTTGCTGAATATACTGCTAAGTTATTAGATATGGCTGTATCAGATGCAGAAAAATATGGGTATACTCAGTTTTATTGGGTCACTTCCACAAAAGGATGGAATAAAAGAGAACAACTTTGGTATAACTATAGTGATACCTTTAAAAGGTATAATGTCTTTATTGAGAATGTAATACCAGCAAACACTGAACCTAAGTTTGATTATGAAAAAGTTATTACTGGTTATAGGAAACATCCAATAGATTTGGCAATTAAGTCAGCAAGAATAAAGCCACATCTAAGACATGAAACATTTAAAGAGTATTTAAAAGTAGATTATGTACCATTGCAGGATTTAGATAATGAGTTTGGAAAAAGTTAAAATATTAGATGATAGCTGGAAAGAACCAGTAAAAGAATTACTAAAACTTAGAGATACCCATAGTGGTATGTCAAAAGAATCTATAGATTTTGATAATATTTGGAGTGACGAATATTTAAACAAATACTTTGATCCAAATGAACCATATTTTCTATGGGGATATATTGATGATGGAAAATTAACTAGTATGTGTGGTGTATACAAATGGAAACTTATTCCAAGATGCACAACTACAATTTTTGTATCTGATTATTCAGTTGGCATGGGCATATTTGCTATTGTAGAAGATATGTGGAAAGTTCATTTTAAGTGGATGTTAGATAATGGTATCACACAGGGATTTACTTTTTCAGATGCAGAAACTACTCTTGATGCAGTCACAGCAAAAACAAGAATACAAAAAGCTAAAAAGAAACTATTACAAAGAGCTGGTGATAATCGATGGTTTACACAAGTAGAAGAAGTAGTAAAAGCAAATACAGATACGTCTTGGACAGGATTTAAAATTATAACTGGTAATCGTAAATGGCCAGTTGATATGGTAATTAAAAGCTACACTTACACAGGAAATTGGTTTGAAAAAGACTGAGGATATTATATCATTGGCAAATGGTAAACCTATTGCAGTCACAGGTAATGGTCGGTGTGGTACATCATTCATAAATAGACAATTATACAGACATGCAGTTATTAATAGTTCAGAACCTCAGGGCTTTTTAGAAGAATTCATGAGACTTTCCAGAGGTATATATGAATATCAATGGGAACCTATACCAAGAGTAAAAGATTTTAGCCAGGAATCAGCTTATACTGGTTATTTGTTTTCTGCTCTTAGTAATAAAAGCAATAAAAAATATTCAGGATTTAATTTAACAACTGATGAAGCTTTAGAATATTTAAGACCAAGAATAGAAAAACTGAAAAAGCATGGGTTAGATAATCTACATTTAAAAATTTTTCCAATAGATTTTTGTGTATTACATAAAATTGATGAAGAGTTTTGTAAAGAATTATTGCATCACTACCATTGGATATTTTTGTATAGAGAAGATTGGAAAGATGCATTTTCAAGTCTTTTATTTGGTGCAACTAGAGACAAGTTTCATTTCTATGATGATGAAGATATTATGAATACCGATACTTGGAAATATGGTGGGGCGAAAGATGCAAAGAGTTTTGTAAATCCTTATACCGCAACTGCAATAATGGACCAATCTTATGGTATGATAAATTCTATATTTACAAAAGAAATCTCTTGTTCTATAATAGAGATGAAAGAAATTCAAGAAATACCAGACAATCATGCTGAGTTTTTAAATACAAACTGTCCATATAAACCAAATGATTTTTGGACACAATCACCAAAAATGTTTAGCAATAAAAAAGAGTTTACCAATCAAGCTTTAATAAACTTAGATAAAGCTACAGATAAAGCTGAAAAAAGACTCAAACAACTAGTTGCTGGTTCAAATGGATTGATGACTTTAGATGGTGACTCTTTGAGAATGGATGATTCAAAATTAAGAGATGGTAAACCTTATTTAGAGTATAATATAGGTACACCATTTTTGGAGTATAATATTTAGATGGAACATTTTTACACACACAATAATCATTTTAAGTGGGGATATAATAAGAAATGGTTTACACAAAGACAAAAACCTCAAGACAGATATACTGTTGAATTTGGTGTTGTTGATAATCCTTTGGATTTTAAACAAGAGTGTTATAGAGCTGCAAGATTAATTGATGAGTATGCTTATGGTGTAGGTACTTCTA